AGGTAAGAGTTACATCCGTATCCCCTGATGCTCCAATAGTAAGAGAGTCAGCATTGATGTCTAATGAGGTAGCACCTGATGTACTGGAGTCTATTGTCCATACATCAGTCAGTGTCCCAGCTTTCATCACACTGAAACGTATCTCACCGTCTTCAGTACCATTAGATACATCATTAGCTTCTGCTGTTATACGGGCAAACTCTGTCTCTTCTGCATTGTCATTGACTAGGTTAAAGCTAAGGTATATCTCATCTCCATCAGCACGAGTTGTGTTTAAACTACGGAACTGTCCTACTTTATTAGAGGCACTGTTAGTGTAGTTGGTGAAGGTGAAGGCTGGTGTACCAGCAGCAGCATTATTTCTAACATCAATCTCTTTCAGGGATATCTTATCCAGACCCTTAACGTATCTGATCTGTGATCCCTGCGTAATCTTTATGTCATATATGTCTTCGTCAGCTTCAGCAAAACTCCAGTATCCAGATGAGTTAGTAGTAGTGGTGTCTTCTGTGCTACCAGAACTGTCTACAAGAGTAATGGATGCATTATTAATAGCAGTACCATTGTCTGAATATAAAAATCCTGCAAGATTAATTGCCATTACATTCCTCTCCGCCCCAGCCTAGAATGATCCCGATACTGTAATGCTTCCGATATCAACCAATCAGGATCTTGCATCAGCTTGTCATGGTCAAGCACGATAAGTGTCTTGCCATATCCCGCAAGCTGTGCCTTGTTTAGGATATCACGAGCGTGTGTAGATATCCCACTAGGATGAGCATAGAACCCTTCTTGTACTTGCATAGCAAGATCTGGAGGATTGGAAAATAAAAAATCTATCTCCATATCCATGTCCATCCTACGGCCCTGAGTGGGCGGTTGATAGGTAAAATCCACACCGTGACGCTTGCCTTGTTTCAAAATAGATTCAAATGCAATAAAGGCCGCATCACTTCCGGGCCAGTCTGCTGGAACTCTGGACTGTTGCTGGGTAGTCATTAACCCTCCAGCACCACGGCCCAGGATACCTTATCCCCGCTCGAAGCAGCATCAACATAGACACTGCTGAATGCGATAGATCCACCAAGTTCTCTAAAGCTGATTTCTATCTCGTTACCTGCTGATAATTCATAGCCGTTAGTAGCAGACACATCACTCACGCCCAGGTAAGCAATGCCTGAGTTGGCAGCCAGTGCCTTGGCCTTGATCCAAAGCACCCTGTTGGCAACATTTGCCAGTTGCACAGCAGTGCCAGCAGAACTAACTGTAGTCGTACCTGCATCAAGTATCATGGCTCCACCAAATTAAGTGTGCTTACGCCTCTCTCGTCATACCCGGTATATTCAAGACCCGTAGCAGAACCCACATCCACATAGAAGTTTCGTGTTCCCCCGGTATCGTCACGGAAGGTGAACTCTACTAAGGTCGTACTCTCTACTGCTGCCAGTAAGGCAGCCCGTAGGTCTTTGGGACTTTTGCCCTTGTATTCATTATTCAAGTCTACCTGCACCTGGTGCCCCCACTTACTGGGGAGTTTCTTTCTCCACTCAAGGGTCAGGCTTACCACATCAGGAGTCTTCTTCTTGTAATTATCTGTATTGGTGTCAGTAGTACGGGCAAGGGTTATCTTAAACTTAATCGCCCTAAACGTCACACCCGCAGATGAACCGAATGTGTAGGTTGTTATGCCGTCCGATGTGATTGCTGATCCCGCCGAAGTATAGGAATCGCTGTAGTCAGTAGCATATGATACCGTGACCGTCTCGGTAGATGATGCGTCTTGTACCTCGGTCTTTAGTTTGAGTGCTAGCTTGTCGACCTCTGACTGCCCTGCATTGAACCAGGGGGTCTCGTGTACGCCGCTAGCCTTGTACTCAAAGTCTGATACGAAGCTGGGATTTATGATATTTGAGGGGATCTTCATGAATTTAATCTCTCCGTTAAATCCCCACCATAAACGATACTCGTCATATGCATCACTCACGAGTATGTGCTGTATACCTGCCCCTGGATTATTTTCTCCCGCAACCCATTTGGCTTCCCAGCCCATATCGTTATAGCCTAGAATAGACGAGAATCCTGATGTGTCTATGACCGTAGAACCGTGATGACTTTGCCATTGATACGGTACTGCATTTTGAGACTCAAGCGGCGTAACAGTCGCTGCATCCACGCCTACAAACAACTCGTTATGAGAGCCACTCATGTGCTTAATGGTTCCCCTATTATCGGTAGGTAGGCCGTCATCCCTGTCAGGACCTGTAATGGTTAACACTGCCCCTCCAGCCTGGTTTATGTACCTATACACACCAAGGCCAGCAGGCATATATATACTGTCCCTCCACCTAATCGTTCCCCTGCCAGCAAACGGGTGATTAGGGAGGGTTAGTTCAGTCTGGACAAACCTCGCATTGGCTGCGTCATGGGCAAATAACCCCTTTTTCGTAGCCGCATAAAGAATTGGCTCTCCGCCTGCGTCACGAGCCACAAATAGTGCAGTTATGGAACCGGGAGGCAAGGGTAACTTAGCGTCATTTACCTCAGTGCCAGCTACTATTGAGTACCATAACTGACCCGCATAACTTATTCCCCAAAGACGGTCATCCCACACGGCAACGTACTGGGTATCGGTGGTATCTGCGGAACCCCCGCCATTCCAATCAGTTCCGTCAAAGCGGGTATACCCCGATCCGTTACTGTCGTAGTGGGCAAATACAAGGAACGTCTCGGCTGCAAGTGTACGCCATGTTACGGTATCCGTTACACGGTCTGGAGGAGAATTTAGGACCGAGCCCCATGCGTCTGAGGTGTTGTTATACTTATATATCTTGGCAGCCTCTGAAGTGCTTCCGTTCCACGCAACATAAATCTCTCCGCTTAACTCTCCAATAGCCCCTATTGAGGGACCAGTCAGGCTAGTCGAAGAAGCATTAGCTGCCGCATCGTTATCTAGCCCGGGGAGTATCAGATGATTTTTATATCTTAGCTGGCAGGTACTCCACCACGCCCGGTTAACATCCCCGCCGGACTCCATTCGGTTGACACCTATACCGCCACGCCAGTCAGACCACGCAATAACAGAAGTTCGGGTCTGAGAGTCTCTGGTGGTATCCCCGATAACTACCTTAGACGGATAAATTGAGGCAAGAACGCTTTGTACAGGCCGAGCTATGGGGTAATAAACCCCGTTAAGGCTAACCTCGTTGGCAGTCTCGACCTTTGCAGCCACTATTCCACCAATCTAACATTAGTCTGTAATGGGAAGGATCGCCTTGCGGTAGCAGCCATCCTCATCCAAAAGCCAGCTTTGTTGTTCTTGGCATCAGGATCTGTGCCAGGGCCACCTGCCACCGAAGCAAGGGTTAAACCTGTAGCCATAGCAATTATGTACTGCTCGTCTATCTCAGGAGTAGCAGAGTCCGATGTGAGCAGGACTGGCTTGTCACCACCTACTATCTTTAGAAGATTATATCTGGCAACCCCGTGAGCGTAGTTATCAAGGATGATATCCTTTGCCTCTTTATCTATACGCCAGAGGTTTCTAGGTACCTTGATCCACTCAGCAGAATCGTTATTAACCGCGCTTATATCGTCCAACCAGACAGTACACGCACCAAGGTCTGCGTCATATTCAAGACCTACGGAAATAATAGCTGTATCAGTTTCGGGATTACTTAATGACACCCTACAAAATGTCCATGTATCAGCACTAAGTGCCGGGACATTAAGAGTCTCAATCGGAGATGCACAGTTGGCAGTGTCATCCAGTAATATCTTTAGGTTGCCAGCCGATGTAGCTACCGTGCTTTTGACCCAAAACTCTATATAGTCATATCCCGAAATATTCTTACTGGTTATGGAGTCAGTAGCAATATCTCCAGCAGAAGCACCTGCTGCTATCACAAATTTACAACTTTGCGTTCCCTGCTTCCTGTCTTTCGTATCCAGAGATACCGTAATGTCTGAGTCTATACTCTCGTCGAAGGCTACAGCACACGGATGAAGACGAGTAAAGTCTACGCTGTTTCGGTATAAGACATCCTTGATCATGGACATGCCACTAGGCACATCGTAACGCAGGGTGCTTCCGTCTGTGTGTAGGGCCAAGCTTTCTACAGGGTCCCAGGTAAGACCAGTAGCGTCTAAGATCGCCTGGTTTATGAACTCGTTAATAGCCGCAGGATTATAAATATCTTCCCACAATTCATAAGTGTCACTTGTAGCAGAACTAGCACTTATAGCAGGGGATAGCGTGAGCGTATTAGTACTGGAAGTATAATCCGATACACGAGTTGTTTGCCCGGAAGTACCGTTAGCGTCGTTGAAGATAACCCACTTACCGTTGTGGTTATCGTCAGCTCCGACAAGCGTGTTGTCTACTATGGTAGTGGTCGAGCCGTTCCCAGAAGCCTGTGAAACATAAACAGCCCCCAGGTTATAGCCTATGGACTGTCTAAGTTCAGCCCTCGTGCGTCCGTGAAGTACAGCCATGTGCCCATCCTAATATTTTTTCGCCTTACGCATTGTTTTGCCAGTCTTTTTGGCATAGGCACGAGCAGCCTTCTTCCCCTTAGAAGTGTATGCAAATTTCTTCTTACCAACTTTAGGCATAATTACACCTCAGTTACTACTTCTTCCATACTAACAGACTTTTTATCAGCCTCAAGCAGCGATATCTTCTGGTCCCTATCAGCCAGCATTCTGGTCAAAGCCATTATCTGTAGTTCCAGTTGAGATACCTGGTTCGCTTTAATCCGAAGGACTGCGCTTAAGTCTTCACCAGTAACTTCCAACTCGACTGTTCGCCTGTTGCCGTTGGTCTGTATATCCTCTGACATTCTAGTTCACCCCCCTATAGTATAAGACTCCTGTAGAACTCTGCCTACGACGTTTGGAGTGTTGCCGGAAGTCTTCCAGAACCCGTCCTATTTCCTTCCTCTGCTCTGGTGTGGGCTTGCGTATCCGCCCCTGAGCCCTGACTTCTATCAACCACCTTTCAAGAGCCTGCGCCGCCATATCCTCGATATGCGCCTGAGATATAGAACGATCCGCAGGGATCTTAACTATCGTAGACCGACCAGTTTCCTTATCGTGAAACTTGAACGTATGAACAACAATGGATGCCCCAGTCTCAGCATTATAACCAATGCTGTCAGTCCCCACCAACGTGGAGCCCCGAGGCACCCAGAGTTCAGTTACCATTTAGTACAGATTCATTAACATAACGGTATGGTACTCATTGTCCACACCAGCTTTGCCGTGAACCCTTGCAACAGCAGGAGTCGTATCTGCTCCAACCGCCAAAAACTGACCTGCGTGGTTAGAACTCGCACCTACTAACGTGCCAAATGCCGGGGTGCCGTCCATAGCTACCGTAGCTATGCCAGCTACCTGAACCCAACCAAAGTAATCTGCTGTCATACTTCTGCATGTAACTCCTACAAACCTACCAGCAACAGCAGCAGGGGCTACAACTACGTCCTTGTAAGGACTCTTTATTAGCCCCACAGTCTCTGTGCCGTTAGTAACTGCTGTGACCAAGCCGTCTGGCTCGTCGAGTGTAGCAGTTAAAGCACCGTTAGAAGAAACAGCAGCGTGTGACTTTATCTTGTACATCTCGTGTGGATTAGCAGACGTTCCAAGAATGGGAACATTGATAAACAAGTACCCCTCTGCATATAGATTCTTTGCTGCCGCAGTGGCACCAAGCGTTACCGCAACGGTAGTCGAACCAGCAGCAGTAGTTGCAACAGCAAGATCCTCATCATGATTACCTGCCGGAGCCTCACTCGCTACGAGCAAACCCTCAGTTATCGCACTACCACCATTCTCGATATATCTAAACTTCCTGCCATCCACGAACTGCATCTCTGTTCCCAGCTTGTGTCGCTGGTCAGATGTTTGCTGTTTTTCCCATCCGTAACTTCCGCTTATCGTTGTTGGAAACGACATTTTAAACCTCCTTTAAAGGTCATTTACAGGTTTCTTATACACCCTGCGACCAACCGTTATTTATATTTACCGAATAACCACGGTCAATCTTTACAGCTATACGGTACCAGTGCCCTCATGAATCTTTGCATGAATACGAAGCTTCGAGAGGGCTCCGGGCTGCGTAAGTGCTTCGGCCTTGTACTCACATTCCTGGCAATCTATAGCCACAACACTTGCGCCGTCTTCCTGTTTTTCCTTCCAACCGTCTGCAATATCTTTAACCGCCTTGATAACCTCTGCTCCCCCAGCCCTCTCTACACACCACTTGCATTCGCAACTGTCGGTAGGCGGGTAGGGTAGCATCCCCAACCGGGATTTTCTGGCAACATAGTCGGGATTACCCGGAATACCTTTTATCGGAGTTCCCACTGGACTCGACACTTTTCCGTTAACGTCTAACCCAGGGGCATGACGATACAGAACAGTCTTTGGCTGCCATGAGTCTATATAGTCCCATGAATAACCATTCGATACCAGTTCTTCTCTAAGTTGCTTTCGTTCAGTAGTGGTTACCATTAATTACCTCACTACGCAGACGTTGAAGGTGCAGCAGCATCGAATGTAAGAGGTGCGCCGCGAGAATCGTCAAGCTCAAAGACTCCGTAATCGGCAGTCATAACTACTTCCGTAGCTCTAAGAGACGCATCACGCTGACGCTCAGTATTAGTATCAACTGACTTTAGAACCGCGAGGGCTGACTTGTCAGCAATCACACCAACAGCATCATCACTACTGTCTACAGACAGATTGCCGTCCTCAAATATCGCTACTCCGTTAAGAGGCCTAAGTCCACTAAAGAAATCGCCAAGCAAGTCCTCAGACCATCCCTTTGGTACTGGATAGGTGGAAGAAGCTGTGACCGCAGTATTAGCAATATCGAATACCGCATTAGGATGCTGAAGTATATAGGTCTGTGTTCCAAATTTATTAGCCTTGGAATACGCAATGGACCCAGCTACGTTAGCAAGGCTCATCGTAGCACCAGCCGCACCAAGAGTCGTGCCACCGTTAAGACCAGAGTACAGCGCATGTACGTCAGTGTCTTTCTTTCGAGCCATCCCGTCTCCAAGCTGTCGCCCTATAATAGAGAAGACATTCTCGGAAGACTGTCTGACAAGTTTGTCAGTCAGGATTACCTTGGCTCCAACTTCAGAAGCCGTAAGGTCAACCGTAGACATTCCGATATCTTCTTCATCCACTATATCCTGTCCATCCGTGAGGTCGGATATCGTCATCTGGCCTACCTTTGGAACGGTAACCTGCTTTGCGCCCTTTTCCAAATTAAAGGCTTCAATCAACGCCATAGCAGGAGCATTATGTTCCTCCGTATAGCGACTAGCAGCAATAATAATACGCTGCGCGTTTTCAAGATTCCCAGTCGTTGCTGTTTGAGCCATCGCTGTCTCCTCTGCTTTAGCTTAGTCCAGCCGCCTTCCTGGCCGCTGCAATAGCCTGTGTGGATCTATCTCCGCCATTATACCTATCAAGCCAACCATTGTCATTTGGAGCAACGTCCGGCGACCCTTGAGAATTGTCAAACGATTGTGGTGGAGCCTGAGCCTGACGTAGCTTGGCAAGTTCAGCATCTACGCTACGGCGTTCAGATATGTTCTTAGCCAGTGCTTCCATAATCTCCGGGCTTTCTGCCTGCCTAAGCGTAGGCAAATCTACCATGTTTAATTTGTATTTCTGGGCGAAATGCTCCGCAGCGGCAGTTTTACCCGCTAGGTGTTTTCCGTACTCGTCGGCCTTTTTCATTAAGTCTGCCTGGGCCTGACGGCTTTGTGCGTACTGTTGGGCAGCCTGTTGGGCCTGCTCAGGCAAATATCCCTGATCCTCCAGACCCTTTTGATACCTGTCACTTTCCTGCTGTAGTTCCGCTCTCACACGAAGCTGCTCATATTCTGCTGCCTGACGCTGCAATTGTTGTAGCTCCGCAGGAGACGGACCGCTTTGGGGTGTAGGTTCAGGTGCAGACGGAGGTGTAGCCGTAGGAACAGTTTCAGCAGAAGGCGCAGCCGGAGGTGCAGCTTCAGTAGTCCCTGTAGTCTCACTAACCTCAGTAGTCTCACTAGTCTCGACAGTAGAATCAACCGGAGCTTGCTCATCTGTAGGCGCAGGAGTACTCTCCTCACCTACACTCCAGTCCTGTGCCGGACTCTCCGTCTCGGGCAATGTTGCCTGTGCTGGTTCCCTATTTTCGTTTACCATACCTTCCTCCTATTGACTTGTTCTTCCATATAGCCGATTCCACAAACCTGCGTTTTCTCGATGTACGGGTTTGAGCTTAAACCACTTTACACCAATACGGTCTAATTCAGGGCTGCTACTTCTGATTTGATGCCTATGTATTTTAAACTGTGCTTTCAAAATCCTTATAGAATTTCTAACCCTGGCATCTGGAGACCTCTCTAGATTTTCTTTATCAGACTGACCGGACCTATTATACAAACTCCATAACCCGGCTACATCTAAATTACTGTATGCCGACTGTAACTGGCTTACAGCTTCGGGTAGGTCTTTGTCGAACCAGCCTGCTTTTTCCATTAAATCTTTAGCATCATAATATTCTGTAATAAGTGGATTAGCGGGGAATGAATACCTATCTATATAATCATCAATATATTCCTCTAGCTCTTCGTCTCCCCAACTCGCTTTTTCTTCTTTCCACAACTGCTCTTCTTTATCATAGTCTAGATTTCCATACTCGTCCTTGGCTTCATCCTTTATTGCATAATAACGGCTAACAACCCATTTCTTTGGTTCTTTCTCCCTATCTGGTTCTTTATCACGTTCCTCGGCATAATCAGGATGTTTCTTTATTAGATCGCTCTCTACCTGCATTTTTGCCTGACGGTATTTTGCCTGTATTATTTTTAATTCTTCTTTAAATTTCTGTGGATCATTCGCACTTTTAGAATTAGGATCACTAAGCCTGGGCATATGATTGTCTAATAGTTGGGTTTGTTCACCAATTCTCGTCTCAGTTATTTTGGATTGTTTTTCTAATTTTTCAGCCCATACGGTATCTGGTTTACTAAGAGTTACTAAATCAAGTTGTTCCTGAAGTTCCTTATTAGCAGGGTCTTGCTCGATAATTAATTTTTTGTAGGGATCATCCTTTATTTGGTCCCATTCTGTATGGACTACCCCTGGATAATCTTTTTGCTCCCCTTTGCCGAATGTATTAACTACCATAGAGTTTTTGATTGTTATATTTCTAAATTCGGGATTAGCCCTAAATCCACTAAACTCTGATGCACCCCTAGTTACCCGTTCAATAGGAGTTCCTCCCTCAAATGCTACTGAAGAAACCCATATAGGCATGAATCTTTTAGCAACAGTTTCTGTAAATTGCAGTTTCCCATCAGTGGTAGGATCGCCAATGTAATCTTTACCTGTCAATAGATCCCATGAAAGTGAAACCCCTGGGCTAGAGGTTCCACGAGCAAATTTAATAATAGGATTCTTCATATATTCCAAGTCAAGCCAAGGTAATTTTACAAGATCTTTTGGATTAGTAGCAGATCTAGATAAAAGGCTTATAACACTACGTATCTTAGTACCAGGACCTACTTTTTGACCTGCTATATCCCATGTGAAGAAATTAGGATTCGTCTTCCACTTTCCATTCTTATATATGATAGGCAAAAGATGCTCAGCAGCTTCTTCTGGACTTTCCCCTCTTGCTAATGAAAATGGCACAGCTAAAACCGAAATAGCACCAATCATACGAGCCATTCCTTCACGTGCTAATTTCCCAGATAAGGAATCTCCAAAATGAACCATGTCAAATAAATATGCCGCAATTGCTCGGTTATACATGGGCGCAAGAGTAATAATTGTCTCAGATTGTCGTACTGATTTACTAACTCCTAAACGAGAACTTGAGGTTACTCCTCTGATTTTATTAACATGCTGTGCTATCTCTGACCTTCTAGCTGGAGTGGTCCCATACTTATCTAAAGCCTTTAATAACTCTACGCCAGCTACGTCCATAGCTCCCTCATAACCACGGGCAAATGGACGGATAATTGTTCCTGCTACCTTGCCATATGTTCTTGGAACCATAAGAGCCGCCGTCTTCAATGCAGATTCGCCTTCTGGTAATATAGAAATATCCTTTCTAAGAAAACCTCCTTTTGCTGTTGCTTCTGTTACCTCATAGGAAGTATATTTAACCCCAGGATACTTTCTCAGAAATTCCAGATTTTCTTCCCGGTCAAAGTAGCGTTGTATATATTGACGATCTATTAGGGTGCGTGCAAATCCATACATGGATTTTCCCCAAGCACCAGGTCGGCCTGCTAGAGTGAGTAACTGTATCATTATAGGAGAAATATCTCCGCCCAGCATATAGAAACGCATAACAGCCAAAGACTTTGTTACGTTAGAAGAAAACCAATGTTCTTTAAACGCGGGAGAGAGTTCTGATGTAATACGTTCAGCTATTTCTTTGGCATTTGGGCCTGTCAAAATCTTGCCTGCAAAAGGAGGCAGTCGTACTTCGCCTTCAGGCCGGATTCCCTCTGCTTTCGTCCCTAATTTAACACGAGCTGCTTTTCTCCGTTCTAATGCCACTAATTTATTTATCTCTGCAACTTCTCTATGAATATCTGCAATTAGACCACCCTCAAAACGAGGTGCCTTTCCAGGCTGCATAACCCTTGTACCTCTAATTGCATCTAGTAGCTCATCCAAATCACCAATCGCTTCACGGCGAAGTTCTTTGGGAACATTATGAGGTAGTGTAGTAGGCTCTCCTATAGCCCATCGACTCTTTAGCCATCCCCAATACTGCCTCTTTTTTGAAAGATCTGCTAACAGAGATTGATTATCAGGATCTAATGCAAGCTGTCTCAGTTTTTGTTCTAAAGCTGAATCATTAGGATCTAGACCAAGCCGTTCTATTGTTTCATCAACTGTTTTCTTTGCATTACGAATAACTCCAGGATTAGGTACTTCAAAAACTCGTTCAGGCTCAGATACCACCTTGGCTGCTTTCAATACATCTTCAACACGAATCCTAGTAGGTTCACGAATTCTACCTTGCAATTGAGGGAATAGACGTTCAATAGAATTTACAGTTCCTGTAGGTAAACTCTCGCCACGTTTAGCTCGATTAAGAGCCATTACTGCCCGTTTAGCACGAGCCAGTTTTTGTTCTGTGGCTAATTTATCTACTTTTAGTCCTTCTGGTATACCTTTTGTTCTCCAAGTAACTCGGTCTAGTAACCAGTTAGATGTACGCTGATCTATTACTCTGTGATATGCACCTTGAATATTTAGAAAAAGAACTTCGTCATCAGGAAGATAGCGATACCCTGCTGCAATCGCTTCTTCAGCAGTTTCAAAAATCCTTTCTTTTTCTTGAGAAAGTTTTCCTCCAAAACCCTTTCTAATATATCCTATATTCAAAACCTCAGAATCTGAAGTTACTAATGCCCATACTTTCCGCCCTGCATATTGGCCTCCCTCATCAAAGGTAAGTTCTTTTATATCGATACCGTTATTTTTAAGATATTCCAATTTTGTCTTTTCTAAATCATTGGCAATACGAACCCACTCTTTCATTTTAGGAGTAAGTTTCCCCGCATATCTTCGGGGCCATGTACGAATCGTATTAACCGTAAGACCTTGTAGAGGTCCTTTTGAAATTAATCCTTCTGGATTCAACTTGCCAAAAATATCCTCTAGTGTTCCAAGTGCCTTTAATTGCCTCATAGCAGTCTTAGTTCTGGTATCTACCAAATCTCGCAATACATCCCTAGTACGAAAAGATATATCTATTTCATCTTTGGGAACTGCACTAGGATTGAATAGTCCCTGAATATTTCTGATTACAGGCTTATTAGCTAATGTTCTCCATACATTAGGATTTATCATAATCTTAGAAGTCTCTTCAAAATCAGGTAGATCATCCATAATGGCCCTACTTCTTGTAGGTACAGTACCAAAAATATCTTCCACGGCAGTTGGTACTTCAGCAGGACCAGGGGCAGGCACAGCTTCATCAGCAGCCCGCACGGCGGGGGCGGTAGGAACATCAGCAGCCCGTGCGGTGAGAGCCTCAAAATATTCGTCTTCACCATATTTGCGTATAAGTTCTGTTTCATAAGCATCAACAGCATTTTGAGATTGCCGATATGATGCGGAGATGCGTTCTGTCCTAGGTGTTTCTTCTATAATATCTTGGAATATAGCCCGGGCCTGTTCAGCAAGTGGATGATTATTAGGTACCTCTAAAATACTTAATTGATCTGCCAGCTTCGCTTGCTCAACGGAACTCTTTGATCGGTTATATCGTTTCCAAGCC